TACCTACAAGAATCTTTTCCTTTTCTCGGCGATGAGAGAAGGAACATGACAGTTAATTTGGTTAGGCCAAAGGGAACCGGTCACAATGCAGACAGATTGGTAAGGTACCGGTACCCCATAACAGGCGACAGCCCTATTGAACCAGCTATGTTTCCCGAGGATCCAATGGGGGACGAAGTTCTTGGAGTATTGCCACAATATACAGAGGGAACTTATTCCGTACTCCCTTCACAAGGTAAGTTGGTTAGTGTTCCACTAAAAAATAAACCCCTTCCCCGAAAGGATCAACCTACTCCGGGTATCCTCGACGACCTACTTCCCCCCGTAAGACAAGACCTTGTAGGGCCAGTGACTCCAGATCAAAACGCTGTAGAAAAACTGGGCTATCTTACAGATGAAGCTTGGGATGCAGCGGAGGCTGGGGACTTGTCTCCGTTATTGGAGCAAGCTTCCTTGGGCGGGAAGGGCTATATGATCAGAGAAAAGCAAGTAGGTGGAAAAGAACTAAAAACCGATGTAGTACATCCGTCAGTGAGACTAGACCTGCGGGCAGGGGAGCAGGGAGAAGCAGCGGTAGCTCCAGTAGATCCCTATGGCAACGTTACGGAAAAACAAACAAAAAAGGCAGCGGGTGCGGAAAGCATTGGCCTACGAGTAGATCCCGGCCCCGGTCTAGTTCAAACGGAACCAGTTACTCGTGAGATAATTCCCGTTGATCCCACCAAGCGTGCATATATTACCCGCGCAATGGCAGACACACTGTTCCCCGACAGCCCTGCATTGCAGGCCGAACTGGCAGGCAAGAGCATCGAGGGAGACGCAATAGCTGTGCTATCCAAGAAGCAGGACATCCCCTTGGATGTGTACAAGCGGTTCTTGATGGACGCACAGATCGCCAGTGCCGGTGGTGATAAGGCACGCGAGGCTGCGGGCAGGGTGGCTGAGATAATCAAGAAGTATCCTAACATTACCTTGGGATTGGCAAGTATGGTAGGCGCAAGCTCGATAGAAGAACCTATGGGCCTCGGTGTTCCCGCGCTTTAAACACTTCCCTTATCAAGCGAGCGTCTAATCGCTCGAACATTTCTTCCGTTGCCTCGGGACTAAGTACGCTTCCGTACTGAGCAAACTTTACAGCCAGTTCGCGGTATCGTCTACGCTGTGACAGGTACATGTCCTTCCACCTATCATAGTCATGCAAGGCGTGGTCCGTGAGTGTGGCAGCAGCGTGCTGTGGGTATAGTTCTTCGTGTATGTAGTGGACCTGTTCGAGCAACAGTGACAGGGCGTAGCAGAGTTCTTCCGCTTGGGTGCGGCTGAGATCAATCCTGTCCCTACCTTCCTTGAGAGTTTCTTGTACTCTAACATGAAGTCTTTCGGCCAGTGCTTCGGTCAGTTCCAGCGGTGAAACGTTCGAAGGTACCAGCTTCTTTAGCCTGCCGCTAACGTTTCTTCTGGAAGGCCGCTTGCCTAAAGGTACTATAGCCAATCGGGAGCCACCTCCCCTAGTACCTTTGCGGACAGCTCCATCTTATTCTTTAGTGCTTCAACAATCTTCTCGTCAATTGTGTCCGGGGATACGATGTCTATATATAGGACGCTGTTCTTTTGACCAATGCGGTGGATACGATCCTCTGACTGCATGCGGTTATCCAAACGAAAGTCACGGCTGTAATAAATAGCAGTGGAGCTTTCAGTAAGCGTAAGCCCATACCCCGCCGTGCTTGGGTTAGCTACTATATACTTAAGCGAACTGTCGGGGCGTTGGAACTGTTCAACAATTTCCACACGATCATTGCGTGGTGTGTCCCCGTAGAAAGATCGGACAGCTTCTTCTCCAAACTCTCGAATCAAAGCAGATTCAATCTCTTGGATACAGTGCCGGAAGTTAGCCCAGATAACTACCTTACCGGGTATCTCGTGCAGTGTATCAATAAGAGTTTGAATACGGTGGTGCGGTACCATCTCGGTCTTGCCCGAGTCGGTTGTTACGTGGCCCGTGATTATCTGCTGGAAGCGCAGCAGCTTGGTCAGCATGATTGTCGTGCTGATCTCTTCGTTCTTATACTCAGTGAGGAACGCAGTCTTCAAGCTGTCGTATAGGTTGCGCTGCTCGGATGTGAGAGGGCACTCCCTTTTTACATATGTCTTGTCTGGCAGGTCCAAGCAATCCGTCTTCTTCAACCGCGCTGCGTGTTTGTCGATACGCTCCTGCAGTTCTTCAAGGCGGCGGTATCCTACCACTGTCTTGAATGGACGTATGGATCCCATCCGCATAGTCTTTTCAATACAGTACCTAGCTTGGAAAGCATAGTAGTTCTCGTAGCCCAAGAGATGTGGCCCACTGCCAGACAAGAAAGCGAAGGGTGCGTACACATCCATGGGACTGTTGGGGTTTGGCAAGCCAGAGAGTACGCGGCGGTAGGTGCAGAGCTTGCCCAGCTTGATAGCGTTCTTGGTACGTTTGGCCTTGTGACTCTTGATGGCAGTGGACTCATCAATAATCATGGCAGCTTGACCGGCTATTCTTTTCAGAAAAATTTCCGCAGCTTGGAATCCATTCTTAGTTGAAAGCGCTTCAACGTTAATAAGAAACACCTTGAGCTTGTCGTCCTCGGACAAGATAAAGTTCTTGAATGATTCCTTTTCTCGCTTGGTGTGCAGCCTGCGCCACGTATAGATATCGGTAGGTACGTGGCTAGGGCAATGCTTGTCGAACTCAAGGTACCAGTTCTGGTACACACCAGCGGGTGCAACAATCAAAGCGTGCGTGATGTGCTGCTCCATAAAAGAAACAGCCAAAGAATCAATAACAATTCTGCTCTTACCTAGCCCCATCTCTAGGTGCAAAGCGAACTCAGGCTTTTGCCATGAGTTGTCAATGATGTGGTACTGGTGCGAGTAGGGCCGAGTCTTGAAAGGCCAGCTCTGTAGATCCATTACCTTCTCCCATTTATTCTAAATTTATAAACGTCATGGTCCCAACGTTTTTCAACGAGAGCTTTACGTACTGCATCGGGATTAAAATTAAAAGTCAGACAACAACATTCAAAAGAAAAAACATATTGCTTTTCTTTAGAAGCAAACCACTCTTCAGCTTCTTTCCTTACTCCGGGTTCCTTGCTGTACAGATCGTTGATCGAGTTCTGCAGAATCACAAACTGCATCTTCTCCCCGAAGTTCAGGTTCTTCCTTTTCCCCACTTCCTGACTGTGCAGGTATGGGTCTTTCTCTCTCTCCGTCGAATCCCAATTTGATTCGCTGAATAATGTCGTCCCAATTCCACGGTTTCTCAAAGGTAAGGACTGGCGCGTCTGACCTGAGTCCTTGTTCTGCGACAATAGAAACGTCTCTGCCATTCCATAAGTAAATTGTGTCATTCTTCCGGGCCATTATCTTAGCGTTTACGTTTAGCTGGGCATGCCTAAGTATCCATAGTACTTGCTCGGGCCTGAGCTTAACTACGTTTCCTCGGATAACCTTGAGTTCAATCCAACCACACATCCCTTCCTCACGAAGCGAAGCCCAGTGTACATCGGGCACGCCCGGACTAGACACGGACTCCACTCTAGTAAGAAGGAACTCACGTTTCAGATTGGTTCTAAGCAACCGCCAAAAATCAGACTCAAGCACACTCTATCTTTACTACATAAAGCTAAGTAAATCTAACTACTTGTCTTTTGATTTACGGAGGTCAACCCCCACCAAGGCGCTAAGGTAGAAGTGAGCCTTCTGGTAATCTTCCTGACTCTTTCCTTTGTGCCTTGCCCTCAGCAAATACTTAAGGGCATTACCCAAACAGTAGGCTTCGAACCCCGGAGGTCCCAACGTATCCCGGATAGTATCGAGAGCTTCCGTTCTTCCCTGCGTGTAATGGCTAGGGCTAATTACTGTGTTGCGATGTATGGCTTCGTATATCATTCCGGTTGTTCCTCTCATTTGGTATCACCCCATGTATCTCCCATAGCTGCGTCCACAGGTGTGGGTACATTCAATTCGATAGCGTCTTCCATGCACCGGACTAAGGTACGCATGGTATCCTCATCACCACTGGCGGTAATCTCGTCGTGGATACTAATCTTTACATCAACTCCAGCTTCGCATGCCGCTACCAAAGCCATCTTGTTTTGATCGGCAGCGCTACCCTGAATCAATCTGTTCAATGCTTTGTATGTATAGGCTCGGCGTAGTCTTTGATGGGGCCATTTCTTTAGAGCTTCTTCCTTGCTCAAAGCTGCTACACCGAACTGTCCGTATGGTTCGTACTTGTTAAAGCGACACCTCCTACCAGACAACGTGGCGATCACACCATGCTGAGCCGCCATGTCTTCACACAGTTTCTTAATCTGCCTGACGAATGGGAACTCATTGTGATATTCGTTCAACCGAAGCTCTGCATCTGCATTGCTCAAGCCTAGCTGAGCCGCGAGCTTGGCCTTACCCATACCATAGGTCATGCCGAGGTTGATTGTCTTGGCAAGGAACCTTGATACACCTAGTTGTTCCGAGACGAGTCCGTGGAAATCGGCACTGGGATCTTCACAATACGAAGTAACCAAAGGATGACCCTTGCCAAGATCACGCTTGACCACGTAGTGCATGAGAATCCTCGACTCTTGTGAGGAATAGTCTGCTCCGATCCAAGCTTCATTGGGTTCAGGCAAAAACAATTGACGGAGAGGCTTACCAATCTGGGGGTCGCGGGTTGGGATCTGTTGGAGGTTAGGGTGGGAGTATGAAAATCTGCCTGAAACTGTACCGTAGTCGTCTGACCTGAGCTGATGGATCTGTGCATGGATGCGCCCTGTCTGTTGGTTACACTTCTCTGCCAGACTTCGGACAAACTGTAGTCCCTTATCCAGCTTACGTGCTTGCTTAATTGCTTTGAAGAATGGGATGTCTGTGCTTTCGAAGAACTGGGTAGTAAAGCTAGGCTCACCTGTTGGAGTGCGCTCGACTTCACCAAGCCCTTGCTTGATTGACGCTGCTTCAATGCTTCTCCCTGACCAGATATCTACGTCAGAAATTTCGCCGGAAATTTTTTGTAACTTCTCCGACCAAGAAGAGGTAAGCGCCTCCGCCCCCTCCATATCAAACCTCACTCCACGCTTACGCATACGATAGAGATGGGGCTGGAGCCGTGACTCCAGATCGAATACCTGCTGTAGATTATCTTCTGCTAGTAGTGGTTTAAGAACGTGCCACAGGCGACGAGTTAAGTCGGCGTCCTGCTCTGCGTAGATACCCACCATGTGCGGAGGGTATACATGTATCTTTCCCTTGGCTTCTCGGGGAGAGAAACCAAACATAGCCGCTGCTTCATAAAGCAACGTCTCGCTTTTCTTCTCACCCACATAGGTTTCACCTAATGCGTTAAGTGAGTAGGACCTAGCTTGTTCATCGAGTAGTGGTGCAGCCAACTGGATGTCGATCCACTTACCCGCTATCTCTACTCCCTCATGGGACAGCCAGCCCACATCATACGATGCGTTGGCAAATATCTTAGGCTGCTCTGGCCGACTAAACTGCTCACGACACCAAGCTAGCACTTGGTCCCTGTCCATGTTCTTCCCTGTCTCGTGTGCAATAGGGAAGTAACCTTTCCAATCCTCTACGGATACTGCGATACCAACAGTATGTCCGTGGCCCGTGGCCCAACCGGGACCGTCGTCTAACAGTCCGGGGTCACAGGTTTCTAGATCAATAGCAATCTCATCCGCACCGGAGAGGTCGGGCAGCTCCGTTGGGAGCTGCCATTCCTCCTCGGTCGCAGCATCAAACCACAGTCTATGCTGCATCTGAACCATCCTACATCTTGAAGTCGTTAGTCACTACATCACTACCCGCAGTAACTTCCGGAGTATCTACAGACGATGAGAAGGCGGCGTCGTTCACCTGTTTTGCAAGCGAGATACAACCCTCCAACAATTCCTGACTATCAAGCACAGCACCCTCACCAAACTTAAACGAGTGCCAGCTCTGGGTCATGCCGTTCTTGTTACTCGTTTCTTGGATCGTGGTCAGTGGATAGCTATGCGAGAACAGCGGGGCACGGATCACACGCCCGTTGCTCAGCTCCAGCTTCTTGCTCTGCAACTGTACGTTCCAGCGGCGAGCATACTTAAGCTGGCTCTTGCTGCATGACACCACAGCTAGGCCGAGGTCTTCTCCATCAGTTGTCAGTACCTTGCACACATACTGAAGAGTATCTTCCAGTACTGTGGTCGGGTCATCGTTGACAATGTTTTGGTTCTCTACCTTGTGCGTGGCAGGCAGGTCGTGGTCCGTGGGCTTGAACACCTGCACCAGTCCGCCGCCACTCTCACGCATGCGCCACTGGATCTTCAGGCTTTCGAATCGCAGAGGAATAATCATCAGCTCATCGAACGCCTTTCCATTCACAGTGTGTACAAGCTGGCCTGCCTTGCATCCTTCAATGTAGTTGCCATCT